TTGAAAGATGTGGTCTGGAGTTTCGCACTGGTTATGACGGGGTCACCGCAAGGAGATCCCTCAACCTCTTGTTTGCTGATTGGGCAAACAGGGGGTTAAACCAATGGACGATAACCAACTCAACAACCACCTTAACTGAAGCTGATGAATATATTGATTTAACAGCAACAACCATTGATGTACTAGATGTTGTTATCCGGAGGACTGAAGGAAGCACAACAACTGATATCTCGATGGAACAGGTTAGTCGATCTGAGTATTGGAATATCCCCAATAAGTCTACAAAAGCCCGTCCAACACAATGGTTCCTTGATAAACAGATTACCCCTCGATTGTATATCTGGCCTGCTTCTGAAAATAGTACAGATCAACTGATTATAAATCGTTTGATTCGTATTGAAGATGCAGATGCCAGTGTTAATACAGTAGATATGCCATTCAGGTTTTATCCTTGTCTGGCTGCAGGTCTGGCCTATTACATTGGCCTGAAAAGAGCGCCAGACAGAGTGCCAATGCTGAAGGGTATTTACGAAGAAGAGTTCCAGAGAGCGGCAGATCAAGATAGCGGTACAGCTTCTTTAAAAATCGCTCCAGGTCTTTTCTCTATCAGGAGAGCTTAAATGTCTTATGCGTCTGGCAAATACGCGGTTGCCATATGTGACAGATGTGGCTTTCAGTATAAGTATTCCCAACTAAAAAAAGAGTGGACTGGATTCAGGGTTTGCGCTGAATGCTATGAGCCGAAAAGCCCACAATTAGAGCCTCCCAGGAATCTTGCAGATCCGCAATCTTTACAGTATCCCAGGCCAGCTTTGCCTGCTTCAGCCATTGCTGGGTCTGGTGTTGTCAGGACCATTGATCCTAATGCAATGACGACTGTGACAGGAGACTCTATAGGTTCTGCTTTTGACGGAATAAAAGCTACAATAAGCGTAGGTACAGTGACGGTGACAGTATGAGCTTTACATATGCAACCCTAAAAACAGCGGTTCAGGATTACTGTTTAGCAACAGAAGCAACGTTTGTTTCTACACTGCCGACCTTTATTCAAGAAGCGGAAGAAAGGATACTCAAGAATGTTGAAATGCCTTTGTTCAGGAAAAATCAAGTAGGTTCTTTTACAACTAGTAATTGTTACTTAACAGCGCCTACTGATTTTCTAGCTCCATATAGTCTCGCTGTTTCATCAAGCGGAACTTATTCATACTTGTTGCTTAAAAATGTTTCTTTCATCAGGGATTACACACCTAATGAAACCACCACAGGACTGCCAAAATATTATGCATTGTTTAATGATGAGACATTTATTGTTGGTCCAACGCCGGATACTAACTATAACGTAGAATTACATTACAAATATCGACCACTTTCTCTTACTGCAGGTGCGGAAAGCGGCACAACCTGGCTTTCAGATAATGCTCCCGATGCGATGCTATATGGAACCCTGGTAGAAGCTGCTACTTTTCTTAAAACACCTGAAGAGATAGTGCTTTATCAGCAAAGATTTGACAGGGCGATGCAGGCATTAGCGAATATGGGGGAAGGGTATGGCAAGCAAGATGAATTCAGACCAGAAGTTTCTTCTTCAACGCTAAGGGCTCCAAGGGCAAGAGGTCTTGGAGTCAATATTGGCCCAGGATTAGGAGCATAACTATGTTTGACGTAGAAGTATCTGCTTCTTTAGGAAATTTTGAAGTGCAGACAACATCTGGTCGGGGCCATACCCCGGAAGAATTAGCTATCAATGCAGTAACTAAAATAATTAGCATTTCTGAAGATACAGATCCTGTTCTCAAGCAACAGGCTGAAGCATTCAGAGAAAGAATGTTCTATGTTATTGTTCAAGCTTTAAAGCAGGCAGTTAAAAGCGATAGAACGACACTCTATAATGAGTTTAAAAACCAAGGTCATGATGATATGGCCGCAATATTGAGGAAAATATAATGGCTATAACACAAGCAATGTGTACGTCTTTTAAGCAGGAAATGCTACAAGGCATACATAACTTTACGAGCGGGTCTGGTGGCGGAACAACAACTTCTACTGGTACAGGTAATGCTTTTAAGGTGGCTCTGTATACCAGCAGTGCAACTTTAGATGCAACTACAACACTTTATAGTGCAACGAACGAAACTACTGGAACTGCTTATGTAGCTGGAGGAGCGGCTCTAACTAATGTTACGCCGACAACTTCAAGCACCACAGCATTGACAGACTTTTCTGATGTGACCTGGAGTAGCTCAAGCATTACGGCCAGAGGAGCGGTAATTTATAACTCTTCTACGACAGCTGGGACTGCGAATCGAGCCGTTTTAGTGTTGGATTTTGGATCGGATAAAACTTCTTCTTCTGGAGATTTTACGATTACGTTTCCAACAGCTGATTCCAGTAGCGCAATTATTAGGATTGCCTAAGTTAGGATCGCCTAATGGCTGATGTAACAATATATTTTGAGGGTTATGACAGCATAACCCAGACGTACAACTCTGGGGGTTATAATCAAGATATAGCGTTTACCGGGCTAACCGGCAGCGTAGGCAGCGTTACTATATTACATAACGCAGCCGTTGCTCTCACAGGAGTGGCAGCAACTACTTCTGTAGGTAGTGTAACAGTTGCTACTGATATGGTTTTCTCTGTCACAGGAGTGGCAGCAACTACTTCTGTAGGTACGGTTCAAGCCGGTATGCCTACAAATGTTGTATATGGCTGGGACGGAACTCAATCATGGGGAAATGGTGGTTGGGGCGAAACTGGGATTCCAGTACTCACAAGTTCTTTAGGTAGTGTTACAGCATCAGGAGCAGCAAATTCTTCTGTTACAGGAATTGCTGCAACTGGCTCTGTTGGCACTGTCGGGATACAATTTGGACAAGTTGTTCCTGTTACTGGAATAAGCGCAACTGCTTCTGTAGGCAGTGTGGTAGCTGGAGCCGGGATCACCTTTTCTGTTACTGGAGTTTCTGCTACCAGCCCAATATATGGCGGTTGGGGCACTAGTTCTGAGGCGTGGGGTGAAGGAGCCTGGGGCGGCGTTGTTGTCGTATCAGAAGGCGCTGGGATTAATGTAACCGTTACGGGCATAGCAGCAACTTCAGGTATTGGTAGTGTTACAATTGTTGAAGGTACTGGGGTTAATGTAACCGTTACTGGTATAACAGCAACTTCAGGTATTGGTAGTGTTACCGTATCTGAAGGAGCAGGAATTACATTTAGTGTTACAGGAATTGCTGCTTCTTGCCTGGTTAACAGTGTTGATGTTGACGCAGGAACAGGCGTATCAGTAGAAGTTACGGGTGTTGAGGGAACAGTGCCTGCACCTCCAGGAGTACTTATTTGGAGTGTTGTGGATACATCACAAACACCTAATTGGATAGATATAGCGGCGTAAATTATGGTATCAACTTATGTAAATAATTTAAGGGTAGCGGAGCCAGCAGATGGAGATTCGGGTTGGGGCACATCAACCAATACTTCTCTTGAGTTAATTGGCGAAGCTCTTGGTATTGGCACAGAAGCCATTGTCACCAATGCAGATACGCATACATCAACAGTGGCAAATGAGACTTCCTCGCCAGCTAGAGCTTTCCACATAAAATATACAGGTACGTTGGATTCTGACTGCACAATTACGATTGAACCCAACACCATGAAACGGGTGCAGATTATAGAGAATGCAACAAGTGGCGGGTTTTCGATCATTATCAGTCAGGGTAGTGGTGCTAATGTCACTATCCCTAGTAGCTCTAGCAAGGTGGTTGCTCTTGATGGAGCAGGAGCAGGAGCCGCAGTCGTTGACGCTTTACCTGCTAGTGGCGCTTACAATGCTTGGGTAGAAGTAGTAACAACTCATACCGCTGCTAACGGTGACCAGTTAATTTGCAATCATGCAAGTACGCCATTCACAGTTACATTACCCCTCAGTCCCACCAAGGGCGATACGGTCACTCTGAAGAATGTTGGCGCAGCATTGGTTACGGTCGGTCGCAACTCAGAAAAGATTGATGGCGCATCAGCGGATGGAACTTTACCAGAAGGTAACGCGGTTCAATTAGTTTTTACGGATGA